TATGACTTCCTGAAACTTATCTTCCATACCAGACTTGTGAGAGATAACGAAGATATTAGCATCAGAAATACGATAACGAATAATCTTCAGGAACTCATCTGTACCGAACCCGTCGAGTGATGAATCAAAAACTTCATCCATGATTAGGAGGTTGGTATTTACTGAGTTCTTGTATCGTGCCACCTCTCTCCAAGTGAATAGAAGTGCCAGATCGATTCTCATCTTTTCTCCTTCACTGAATGAAGAGTATGAGAAATCCTCATGAATAGGAGACTCGATGGTCTCATTGAATTCCTCATCCAGTTTGAAGTTGATATAGAACTCCATCTGTTGAAGGTAGTTATTCACTGACTTGTTAATCAGTGGTAAGTACTTCCTAATTATCTTACTCTTAACTCCTCCATCTTTCAAGAGGTTATATGTAAAGTCATAGTAGGAGATATCTTCTCTCTTCCTGGCTAAGTCCTCATAGGTATCCTTGAGTAGCTCTCTGAACCCTTCAAGCTTTTGGTGTTCAGTATTTCGATCTTCAAGTTGTGTGGTAAGTTTTTGAATTTCTGATTCAAGTTCCTTGATCCTCCGTTGATACCCACTGATCTGAGTATTGTTCTTAGAAATGTCATTCAGTATAGAACTAATTTGCCCCGATATCTCGGTGAATGTGGACTCTCTCGTTTCTTCTATTTTAATTGCCCCAAGGAGTTCTTCATACCCCTTCTGCAATTCTTTTGCTTTATTATGAGAGTCCTCTTTTCTATTTACTCTAAAGGACTCTTCAATATCTTGATGACAGGTAGGGCATACCGTATTGTCATCATAAAACTTATGTTCTTTGATACATGTAGATATCTTCTGAGAGATACGACCTTTGATATTTCCATACTCACGAAGTTTCTCCGTTGAACCTTCAAACTCTGTGAGTCTTTGTTGATGAGTTTTTATGTTCTCATCCAGTTCAATATTGTGATTCATCAAACCTTCTGTTATGTCCAAGGTTTTCTGAATCTTATCTTTCTTATCTTCAATATCCAGATAACTTCTGTTCTCTAGTTCTTCAATAAAGTTCTTTTGCATAGAAACCTTATCATTTAGAGAATCTTTCCTTAGTTCTAGAACACGAATATCCTCTTTGGCACAACGAATCTTATCTTTGATCAATGTATTCATCGATGAGAAGATCTTGATATCCAAAAGATCCTCTACTACTTCCCTCCTACTGGATACAGGAAGTTGCATAAATGGAACAAATGTACTAGAACCTAGAATCACGATCTGTGTGAAACTTTTGTAGTTCATCTTCAGAACATTTTGTTCTAACCACTTCTGTTGGTCATTGGCAGATGCTTTCTGATCTAGTTCCTCTCCGTTACGATGAATCTTAAAGATGTTAGGTTTGATTCCCCTCTCAACCTTCCACTCTGTTTTATTTACATTGAACTCAATCTCAACCAATGTACCTTTCTCATTGGTGGTGTTGATGAGTTGTGACTTATTAATCTTTCTGAATGCCTTGCCGTAGAGAACAAAACAAAGTGCGTCTAGAATCGTTGACTTCCCGGCCCCGTTAGTTCCAATAATAAGTGTTGTTGAATCCTTATTGAGTTCCACCTCTGTGAAGTGATTCCCTGTACTTAATAGATTCTTCCAACGAATCTTTTCAAACAAAATCATGAGAGTTTTCTGGGGGAATCACAACATCATTACGAGTTATTATACTATATTTGTGGTCATGTATTTCACATGTTCTGACCATCAATTCTTCATCTATTTCTAATATTTTTAACTTGGGATACTCTAACTCTTCCAGTTGCATGGAATATCGAATGGCATCATCTTCTGCTTCGAAGATGTAGAGAACCTGTTCTCCTTCATCATCTACAACAGAGTATGCTCCTTCTTTCTCCTTTCCTTCAACTGCAATGATAAACATTAGATTAGTTCACAAGCCTCCTGATAAGTTGACCTCATCACATTCTGAATACGAGTCTTATCCAGTTCTGTTTCAGAGTCATTGATATATCTATCCAAGATAGAAAGTGTGTCTTCTGACTCTTCTACTTCGAAGTCTTCATCTTCAACCAGTTGGAAGTTCTCTACAATCTTCAAGTCATGAACACCCACAGAATATAGTTTGTCAATGAACTTCTCAAACTTAGTGATATCAGATTTCTTCTTGACAATTACCTTGACAATCTTATTTTCATACTTGGTTGCATCAAACATCTGATGATTTGTATCTTCATAGTAGATGTTATGGAACAACTCGTACGGATTATTGACTGGAGTATGTTCTAGAGTTTCTGTGTCGAAGAGGTGGAATCCTCTTTCGTCGTTGACATCGTTCCAGAACATCTGGTAGGGATTTCCCAGATAGAAGATCTTCCCATCGGATGATCGAGTGTGGTAGTGGCCAGAGAAGACCTTTTCGTAGTTCTCAAATAGTTCGCTGTCCATACCGTCTTCCATGACGCATCCCCTATGAGCTCTAAATCCTGATAGCTCAAGGTGCCCCATCGCGCACTTGCAATTGCTGTTTTTAATAGAAAGGAGACTGTTATTAAAATTTTGTTCATTGATCCATGGAATAAAGAGAATATCAAGTCCACCCACATTCACTTCTGTTGTGGAGGAATACACTATGACATTGTCATATTCTTTCAACAAGAGGTCATGTGCATTGATATCATTTGTATTTTTGTAGTAGATATCATGGTTTCCCACCATAAGATGCATTGTAATACCCCTTTCTTTGATAGGGTCAAATACAACTCTCTTTGCCCACTCTAGAGACGTAAAATCAATGCTCTTGCGACTATCAAAGGCATCACCCATATGGATAATAGTATCAATCCCTTCATTATCAAGAGTGGGGAAGAAGATGTCTCTATAGAATTTCTCAAAATAGTCATGAAACAATCTAGAACTCTTTCTGGCGCCATAATGAGTGTCTGTGATAATCGCTACTTTCATCCGTTTCTCAGTTTTGAGTAGACTGCATCTTTGATGGAATTATATTCTGAGTAGTTATCACTGTCAAGGTCATTGGAATCAAAGACCTCATCAAAGTTTGTCTTCTCAAGAATCTTATTTTTGATTTCTAGTTGTTTCTTCTCCATAGAAATTCTACGAAGGAAGGCAAAGTAGATAATCTGAGTGAAATATGCAAAAGGATTCTTAGACTTCTCAGGACTGAAGTTGTGGATATACCTTACACAGTTCTCGATACCATCACAGATCATATCATCCTTGAACATGTAGTTCACGAAGTTAGGTTTATATGAAAGGTGATTAGCAATCTTTAGGAAACACTCTCCGATGTATCGGGGAATCTGTGGTTTGGGTTGATCGTTAAGTTTAGCTCTTTCAACCTCTGCAAAGTAGTTCTCCAATGCATTCAGGAACTCTTTGTTATTCACATAGTGTTCGGGTTTTGCCCTCTTTCTCTTCATCGTACCGTAGGGGTGGACTACATCCATACTTCAATATCAGTTCTCTTTATTATACCAAATAATATAGGACTTAACAAACTTATCCCATATGGGTAGAATAGGTTTGTCCAGATAAACGGGCCATTTAGCTAGCTTTAAATAGATCCTCTAGGGACTTCTTAGTGTCCTCTACAGTACCCAAGTATCCCATCTTTCTATCTAGTTCAGAATAGTTACTACGGAACATTTTACTAATACAATCCTCGTAACACATAATCATTTCAATATTATTTGATTCACTCATTGTGAGGACATCGTCCATGTTCAGAATGAACATGTCTTCAGTACTGGTCTTTAACCATGGTTCCATTTGGTAACCAGCTGTTCTGTTTCTTATCTTAGATTCTGTAATTATAACTGGATTAGATACAATGAGAAGTGTACGATCTTCTTCTTCAGATGCTGCCACCTTTGCAAAGATCTCTTCACCACTATATCTTAACTTAACTGATGCGTAGAAATCATCTTCGATGCCCATAGGCTGTTCTCCTTTTACTCTTTGATATTAATTGTTGTGATATCATAATTGAATTGCTCTTGATTATAAATCTTGACCCTTTCAATGAAGTGGTTCAGTGTGTAGTTCTTACGATTATTACTTGTAGTGTCGTCAGCAATATCGTAGAGTTTTGCTTTCACCTTATTTTTGCCTTTTCTGAGGACTCTACCAATAGACTGCAGATTACGAATCCGAGACTTGGATGGAGAGGCAAAGATTACATTATGTAGGTTTTTAATGTTAATTCCTGTACTGAAGGTACCGTAAGAAGCCACGATTATGGCGTTATCCTGTTCCTCAGTGATACGCCTGACCTCTTCTCTTTCTTCAGCATCTACACCACCATGTATGAAGAAGACCTTCCTTCCTTCTTCTACTTTGTTATTTATCTGTTCATATAGGATAGCACCATGAGCTTCCACTCTTGCATATAACACAAGAGTATTACCTTTTAGATCTACAGACAGATTACTGATAAACTTATTCCTTGTGGGATGACCAATCAAGAACTGAATTTCATCCTCAAACACATCAAATTTTTGAGGGTCATACTTCAATACAATACACTGAATATCCAGTGTTGCAAGATGACCTTTGTCAATGAGTTTCTTAGTTTGTGTTACTTTGTATGAAGGACCAAACAATCCCTCTAACACCCACTTATGGGTTTGTGTGCCATCTAAAGTACCTGTGAACCCATATCTATACTTTGCATGATGTAACTTATCCATGATACCAACAAGAGACTTACTCTTGAATAGATGAGCCTCATCACCAATCACCACATCATACTCTTCAAAGAAAGATCTATCCAACTGATAGACACTTTGCCATGTGGTAATAGTTACTTCATTTGTGTTGACTCTTTCTCTACCAGCATAGATTCTGTGACAATGATTTGATGCATCCCATCCGTATGATTCGAAGTCCTTATACATCTGTTCCACCAAAGATGTAGTAGGAACAACTAACAAAACTCTTCTCTTCAAACCAACATGAAATCTCACTACAGAGTAAATCATGAACGACTTACCAGATGCAGTTGGAGAGATAAGAAGTTTCCTGTTGTATCTCAATGCATCATAAACAGCATCAATCTGATAGTCCCTAGGTTTGATATCAGGACCAGTGATTGATGCCATATAATCTTTGACACCTTCCTTGGAGATCATCTCATTGACTTCGAAAGGAAGACCATAAAATTTATTTTCTTGGAACTCATAAGAGTAGTCTGATTGTTCACAGAAAGCAACTACCTTATCGAGCAAACCAACATAGATCCTCTTTGTTCTCATATCGAACAAGTGGATCTCTCCGTTCCAATGCCTCTTACGATACTGAGGCATGAATTTCATATTTGGCACTTCAAACGTGAACCTATCTCTAAGTTCATGTTCTATGTGTGGTTCTGTTTCTATCTTCAGGTAAACTTCGTTCACCTTCTGAATACTCAAGTCAGCCATTCATATAGGATTTCACCTATACATATTTAGTTCATATGTTCGAACTTATATTCCAAAACAATTCTATACAGAAAATCTTTCATAAAGGCAAGTTGTGCCTGTTCATCTGGATGACCACCAGGCCACTTATCGTAGTGAAAGCAGACGGATTTGTACAAGGCATGAACATCCTCGATGTCTAAATCTAGTTGTACATAGACATTGTCGTCTTCCATTACCCTAGTCCAGATTGGAACCTCATATATTCTATTGCATTTTTCACATGATAAGTTCGTTGTGAAATCATTTTTAAGATATCTTCAATGAACTTTAACATAACATCATAATACTCAACCTTCAAAGAAACTCCTGAGAGTCTCTCATCGGCGTCAAGATATTTTGCCATAGTTTCTTTATCCCGAATCTTCTTCGGAAAGGGATTCTGAATATAAACATCTGGGTCCGCTTTACCCGAGTAATATTCATATCTTTCATGACGAATGTTTTTCTTTTGTTGTTCTGCTTTCTTCCTGAGTAACATCAGGTTGTTGTACAGATCATAGTATTTGGCATGAAGAGAAGGAATGTTCAGTGATTCTGTATGAAGATTATCTGGATCTATTTTAGAATCCTCATTCCACATCTTCTGGAGTGTCTCCAGATCAATCATATTAACAACAAACTACCTCTTCAATATTATATATCGTATACTTAAAAGTGACAGATGCTCTCAAGAATTGTTCTGTTGTTAGTTGTGAATCAAACTGGAGAAGTGTTAAATTGGAAGGCCAGAGGTCTTTAAATGTAACCTTCATGTGTGGAGTTTGTTGAGAATTATAGATTAGAAGTGTTCCATCTGAAAATAAATTCAAACCACCTTCGTCTCTATAACTATTAGGATAATCAACTTCAGTTGTTTTATTTTGCCACCTATAGATTTCCTGAAGAGATTCTGGATAACCAAGACCCCTCATCCAGTTTTGAATCTCCATGAAGTTGACAAGATCTTCATCTACCATGAATGTGAGGGTAAGATCCTCAAAACTCATCTTATCTCCAGCTCTAGGAATATTTTTCAGATAAGTTGGTTGAGTAGCTTCTGGTAAGTTTATGGTAGGCACATTGATCTGAGTCCCAAAGAAACCTACCTTAGGAGCTTTCACAACAGTGAAGTAGAAACCTGTAGGTGATAGATAGTTTCTATTTTCTAGTTGGTGAAATGATGGTGTTCTAGAATCGTCAGACATCAAACCTTCCTTACAGTTACATTCCCACCTAATTCACTTGCCAAGTCATCTGCAGTTTTCTTTGTAGAAATCTTCATACGATCTTCTTGCAAATTACTCCAGATTGTATCTACTCCAGTTCCTTGACCAACATAGTAAACTTCTACGTCACTACCATTGTGTGAGATGTTCTTTGTAATTTGGTAAGC